TTATTGATGTTGAGGCGTCAGAGCAGGTCGCAGAATACAAAGGTAAGATAACACCCAAGGACTTTGGTAACCTTTTGGTCGCTATTGCCACCGAATACAACGATGCAATCATTATTCCAGACAACGCAAACATTGGTTGGGCTGCTATACAACAGATTATTGACCGTGGATACCAAAATCTCTTCTATATGAGTAACGATATGAAGTATGTAGACACAATGCACCAGATGCATGGTCGTTATTACGCAGAAGAAAAGAAAATGGTCCCCGGTTTTACCATTTCACAACGGACAAGACCACTTTTGATCGCTAAATTAGAGTCTTATATGAGAGAACAGTCAATTACCATTCATTCTAGTAGAATGTTGACTGAATTAGATACATTTATTTGGAAAAACAGTAAGGCAGAAGCGTTAGATGGATACAATGATGACTTAACCCTTGCTCTTTCTATTGGGTTGTGGGTTAGAGACACTGCATTACGCTTAAGACAAGAAGGAATTGAGTTAAATAAGCAAATGTTAGGTAGTATTTCAGGTTACCAAACCAAAGCAGTCTTTACTGCTAGGGACTACCAACCAGAAAATGAATGGAAAGTTAAAGTAGGCAACAATGAAGAAGAAGATTTACGTTGGTTACTCCGATAGGTGAATACTTATATAAAACAACAGTTATTTCAACTTAATTTAATGGTAATCAAAATGGACAGAAATACTTTAATCTCCATCATTCAAGAAGAAATTGAAGAGGTCATGAAAGAAAGAGAGATGACTTCTGGCGAAGAATCAAAAAAGGAACGAATTGTAAAAGATTTAAAGAAGAAAGTTCCTTATCTTAAGAAGAAGTATGGTGACCGTTGGAAATCAGTAATGTATGCTATTGCTACAAAGACTGCAATGGGTGAAGCTCTTGACCCCGTTGGTCAAGAAGACGATGACGTTGATAATGACGGAGATAGTGATAGTTCTGACAAGTATCTTAAGAATAGAAGAAAGGCCGTAGCAAAAGCTATGAAAGAGTCAGAAGATATGACTGACAGAGAAGTTGATAATAGAGAGAAAATCGCCGACAGACTAATGAAAAAGAAGGCAGATTTCAAAAAACGTTATGGTGATGATTGGGAAAGTGTATTATATGCAACTGCCACCAAATTAGCAATGAGTGGTGATACTGGAGACGAAGAATGATTAAACTAAGTGACTTATTAAGTGAAGACCATAAAGAAGTTCTTCACAAGGGGAAGTCAAAGTCAGGTCTAGATTGGGATGCCGATAAAGGTAATCCTAAAGAAGACTTATCTAAGTTAGAGAACACACTTGAAACTGAAGACTTGGTTGAAATGTATGAGGGTGAAGACCTTGACGAGAGGCAGTTAAAAGGGTATATTAAATCTATACATAAAATGGCAGCCGAACTCTACAATGTTTTAGAGGATACTGATGACCCAGAAGAGTGGGTTATGGAAAAAGCAAAACAATGTGATAGTATGTTACACGCTATTCACGGTCACGTATCTTATGCAAAAGATAAGGATAGAATTTCTGATCTAGAAAGAGAAACCCGTGACCAAGTAAGAGAACGCGGTTGGTAAACAAGGATTTAATAAATGGCAGACACATCTTTATTTAGAAGATTAAAGCGCTTATTTTCTGGTCAAGCCGTAATTAGAAATATCGGTGGTAAGAAACTCAAAGTTTCCGACACATCTAAAATTCAATCATACGGAACCAGAAACTTAATTGACCGATATCACAGAATTCATAGTGCCGGTCAATATGGATTTAGTGCTCAGAGTAATTACGATATGTATGCTAGCTTTCAACAGGCTAGATTACAATTGTTTCGTGATTATGACTTGATGGATAATGACCCTATTATCGCATCGGTTCTAGATATATACGCAGATGAGTCAACGGTCAAAAATTCATTTAATGAAATCTTAACAATTAAATCTGACAACGACCAGATACACGAAATCCTAACCAATTTATTTTACGACATATTAAACATTGAATTCAATCTCTGGCCTTGGACAAGAAATATGTGCAAGTATGGAGATTTTTATTTATATCTAATGATACACCCAGAACACGGTGTTATGAATGTTGTTCCATTATCTGTATATGAAACAACAAGAATAGAAGGTGACCTAGAAACTGGTAATCCATTCTCAGTCACCTTTAAACTAGATAGTGAACATTCCATTGTTCAAAAGAAAGATTTTGAAAACTACGAAATTGCTCACTTCCGTCTACTTTCCGATTCAAACTTCCTACCATACGGAAAGTCAATGTTAGAAGGTGGACGTAGAATCCACAAACAACTCAAGTTGATGGAAGACGCAATGCTTATCCATCGTGTTACCCGTGCCCCCGATAAAAGAATATTCAAGGTAGATGTGGGTAACATCCCACCGGGCGAAATTGACACATTTATGGAACGCATTATCAATAGTGTCAAGAGACAACCATTGGTTGATAACCAAACTGGTGATTACAATATGAAGTATAATATGCAAAACATATTAGAAGACTTCTATTTCCCAGTTCGTGGTAAGGATAGTGGAACCACCGTAGAAAATCTAAGTGGTCTTCAGTTCAATGCAATTGAAGATGTTGAGTATCTACTACATAAGTTGATGGCTGCCTTTAAAGTTCCAAAATCATTCATTGGATATGAAGAAGACACAAGTGGAAAGGCTACATTAGCTGCACAAGACGTTCGTTTCGCAAGAACAATTGAACGTATCCAACGCATCTTGGTCAGTGAACTTAACAAGATTGCTATTGTTCACCTTTACACACTTGGGTATCGTGACGAAGAATTGGTTGATTTCAGCCTCTCACTAACAAACCCATCTATGGTTTACGAGATGGAAAAAATCAATCTATGGAAAGAGAAAGCTGCACTTGCTGACCAACTGGCTCAGGGTAGATTTGTTTCCCGTGAGTGGATTTATAAGAATGTTCTTGGTGTAACTGAAGAAGACATTATCATAGAACAGGCTAATGTTATTGATGATGCTAAATTTGAAGGACAGGTTCAAAAGACAACACAAGATACAATCAATCCTCCACCACCACCAGAAGCTGCTCCCGAAGGTGGTGCTCCACCAGCGGGTGCTCCTCCGGTTGAGGAAGATGAAGATATTTATAATGCCGAAAAAGCACTTGATGATGTTGAAACATTGTTAGCCACTAAAAAGAAAATGGGTAGACCACCCGAAGGTCACAAGTATGGAACCGACAAAGATAAGTTAGGTCGCGACCCACTTGGATATAAAGAAATATTGGGTGCTATGGATGTATTACCAAAGAATAAACAAAATGGTAAATCATTTGTAGACCCAAGATTACGAGAAGCGTTGAAGGATTTAGATTTAAACCTAGATACTACCAATAGTGGTTTATTGAAAGATTAATGTTTTGGTCATAATAGATAATATTTAATATATAGACTTAGTGTAGGAAGATTTATGAGTATAAAACACAGCAAATATAAGAATACAGGAATTCTTTTTGAACTTTTGACGAGACAAATTGCGTCTGATATTTTAGCAGGTGTTAAAAACTCAAAGGCTATTCCAGTAGTAGAACGATATTTTAATAAACACAAAGAATTGGGAAAAGAATTAATTCTATATCGTTCTTTTTTTAGTGGTAAAAAGTTATCCGAAACCAAGGCTCTAGATTATATTGCTGCTTTAACAGAACAAAGAAAGAAATTAGACACAAGAAAGTTAAGAGAAGAAAAATATAATTTAGTAAAAGAAATTAAAGACAATTACGATTTACAAAAGTTTTTGTCAAATCGTGTTCCATCGTATAAAATTTATGCATCTGTATATAAAATCTTTGAATCCGCTCCACAAGGATATACATACGATAATGTTCAAGAACTAAGTGAGTCAAAATATACCTTGGTTGAGTATCTTTGTGGTGAGGTTGAAAACAAACAAATCGTGGTTGAGAGTGAGGTGGTCAATACTTTAAGAGAACAAGAAGAAGACCTAAGATTATTAACCTATAAAATGATTTTAGAGAAGTTCAATAAAAAGTATAAGAACCTAAATGAAAATCAAACAAATCTACTAAAAGAGT